TCTTGATTGCGTTGAACGCATCACGCATAACCTTGACCGCATCTGCGAACCCTTTTGTAATGTGTCCGCTTTCCAACATATCACGCGCTTTTACAAACAGCCAGTAATTCAAATCTGTTTCGGTTGCGGTGCGTGGGTCAATCGGTTTTATCTTTTCCCTTTCTGGTGGCGCACTATCTAACGAACGATTCCACACAAGCCCAATGCAAAACTCGCTGTGGGTCATCAGTTGATACCAACCGTCAGGGGCATCCGACAGGTCTAGGTTTTTATCGTTCCCGATGGTGTGTGCTTGTAATTTAGAGTTAGAGTTTTGATAAATAAAAAAAGTATTCTCTTTGTGTATGATACGAACTTGACCCCCCGCGCACCACCACGCAGGCAACGATTCATCATAATAGGCAATATTTCCACAAACTTTAATCACAGTTATCTTTTTTAACCTGTTCTATGCGATTGTGCCATCCCTTTCTGAACTTGGCTTGTTCTGGTCTTTTAGAGACAACTTGGTCATAATACCATTCCCAGTTTGCGTAAAACTTTTCTAACACAATCTTTGGACTACTTATGTATGCTTTGTTTATACTCTGCTTGCCGATTATACCATCATCAGGAACCCCAAGAGCGCGTTGGAATAATTTGCTCGCATTTTTCACACCGATATTCACGGCGCAGTTGAACATTGGCAAATGGTATTTACTATTGAGTTTATCACATTTGCACGAAGCCCAATACCCGCCCCGATATATTGCTTTAACAAAATCAATAAACTCTGGTGTTGATTTCGCCATTTTGTTGATTTCATACGGGGTCATCCCGCGCTCTTTCCATTTATCAACATATTTCCATATTGTGCTATCTGGATGATGTTTGCGCGAAATGCCATAAATTGTTTCCGAACCCAAATCCGTTGGGTCATTTACATAACCGCCTTCCGCTTTTACAGTTAGTTCAAAACATTTATCAAAAGTCATTTTTTCCCCCAATCTAAAATCTGCAACGGGTATTCTCGCAGATTATTATTTATAATAAACCTATCTCTCGCAATACAAGCCCTTTCGGCTGTTTTGAATGTTCCTATTATGATAATTTTTTTATTTATTTTTATTCTTGCTTCATATTTGGTAACATTCTTATATTTTCTTGTATTTACCCCAGTATAACCCGAATTGTTAAAACTGTATTTCCTTTTGTTAGCACTTTGTGTGTGCCGGTCTGCCCAACGGCAATTTTCTGGGGAATAATTGCCATCTACATTTATTCGGTCTATGCTTAAACCCTTTTTATAGCCGGTATTTATTGCCCATTCATAAAACTTTTTGTAACTGTTTAACCATTCATTACATATTTTTATACCACGACCACCATAATCTGTATAGTGTTTATGGTTCTTTTTTAGGCATCTTTCTTTCATTTGAATATACACAGGATACAATCGTAAATAATCTTCTGTATGTCTTCTTGATTTGTTTCCACAATCAACACATTGTTTTGAATGACCGTGTTTTATGCAATGGTATTGTTTCTTGTATATTTTCCCGCAATCACAACGACAAATACACCATTTGCTCCAATGGTTTTCTTTTTGGGGGGGCAAGACACACAAAATTGTCCAATGATTATATTTTTCTTGTTCAAATCTCATTTGTTTTCCTTTCGGTTTCCTTCGTTCCATACCCTGATTGCGTTTTCAAATCTTACCCCACAGAAAGTATAAGGGTCGCGATTCTTACTTGTGCAGCATTTCACATAATAAATGCCTGCTGTTTTAACTATTTTCGGTTGTTTGCCGCACAAGATACAATCATTTACTTTCATATCCCTTCCGTCAAGATTATATCACACAAACCACTTTTCTCAACCGTTTGTCTGATTTGCTCAATTTCCCTATCTTTTTGATAGTTTAGATATTGTGCCTGATAAACGGCTTCTTGTTCGGTTTTAATCTGCGCCAGTGCCTTTTTTTTGCCCCTGTATTGCTCGTTTGCAATACCGGCTAGGACTAACACCACCCCAAACAAAATCAACGACAGTGCGAATAAATGGCGATTCATTGTAATTCCTTGATTTTGACGAGTTGTTTGTTCAGTTTGTTTTGGCACGCACGCGATTCAGATAAGCAATCACACGCCCTGTCGCCCTTGTTGCAGTGTTGGGAATAACACGGTTCGAGATACGCCGACGGAACTTCCACTACGGTTCGTTTGCACGACGCCAAACAGAATAGTAGTCCAATTATGCCAATCAGACCACAGATGTCAAAAATTATATCCCTTACCATTTTCCCAACCTTTCATAATCTTGTCTATTTGTGCTTGAACTTGAACCTTTGATGCGCCGAAATCGGTGGCGACATTGTTGGCGACTTCAAGTGCTTGTGCGCCAGTTAAAAAGTCAATGCGCATAATATTTACTGCCGTGATAAAAGAAAGGGAATCGTAATATAATTTGTCTTTTTGGGAACAATTTTTATAGTTTTCAACAGTGTCGGCGAAAACATCCAGTGCCTTTTTCAAGGTCATTTTGGGGTAAGTGGTCAACCACCACCGCATAATTTGTTCTGCTGACCAGCGTTTGTATCTCACAATTTCCCCCTTCCTTCCTTTTAGGTGGGGCGATGGCGGATTGTAAAGGACACAGGAACCGCCATCCATAGCCGCCCCGTGCAACTAATTAAACCAAATCCTGTTTCCTTCTATTCGTAGATTGTATTTTTTACCAAGCCCCCTGTCAATAAGTTTTTGTGTCAGGGTAATATATTTATCGTCAAGGGCGCAGTGATTATGACACCGTGAACATAGGCAGGCCAAGTTATCTTGGTCGTATATCAGGCGTGGTTCTAAACTGCGTAATATGATATGGTGGGCGTGTAGTGGTAAATCGGTTCGGCCACACAGAAAACATTTATAGCCATACCGTTCCAAGCACTCGCGCCGTGCCGATGCCCACGATGCTGATTTTTTCTTACTGGCTTTCCGTAGTGGGCTTTTTCGTTTTGGCGTAAATGTGCCGGCCTGCATTTCTGCAAGCCGTTTTTTAGACACATTGTGAAGCGAACTATTAAAAGATTTTACGCGGGTTATCATAATACGACTATCATCCCCTGAAACATCACCACTAACAACCACACCGCCAAACAAAAGCAAGTAAGATGTATCAGGGTTGCGATGATGTATATAAATATTTCTGCTATTTTTTTCATTATTCATCCATTATTTTATCAGTTAAATCTGTGTATTTAAGGTTGTTTTCAATTTTGTCTTTGTATGCCAGCGCAAGTGGTATTCTGTCGTGTAATCTACGCGCAAAATCTTGACCCCTTGTATAGCGCAGATAAAAGATTTTGTCTAGTTCCGCCGAATACAATATCTTATAACAGCGTGGGCAATTTGCCAAATACATACCGGCTTGCATTTGTTCACAGACATCGGGGCTATGTAATGTTTCCAGTTCGTCAAGCAAACGGCATAACTCAAATGATTTAATTTCCGCCAAACATACAATCTGCCCATCTTTTTCGGCATAAGCATCGGGGCTGTATCCCAATGGCAACCCGTCAATTTCGTCGCTGATAAAGCCGATATCGGTTTTCAGTTTAATTCCGGTTTCTTTCTCAAACAATTCAACAGCCCTGCGTTCAAAGCATAAACCGCGTTTTACTGATGCCTTGTCGCCCCAAGTAAGTTCTTGTTCTGTCCAACCGATATTTTCAGCCACAAGTCGTTTTACAAGTTTCTTGTATCCCACGCCTGCCTTTTTGCCGGTTCTGTCCATACCCAAAAAATCTTTCATTGTAGATGCGGTAATGTGTCCGCGCCGTGCGGCTTTCCAATCGGGGTTGGTTTGTAGTGGCAACGATTCAATCAAGATTCGTTTGTCGTCATAAGTTGGTGCATCGTGGTAATCGGCTATGAACTTTTCATAACCGCCAACCGATTTCCAATCTATGTAATGTTGTGGTTTATTAAATATTTCCATATTGTGTCCTTTTTAGTAAATTATAAATTACTCGTCTTGTCCTGTCAAGCGCAACAGAACAGCGTGCAATTTTTCCATTGTTTTCATACTTGGGTTTTTATAGCGGGTGTTTGGTAAAACCCCCATCATCTTGTTGATTTTATACCAAGATATGCCGTGTTTTTTGCGTTCTTGGTCAAACTTTTCTAACCAGTTCATTTTCTTTTTCCTTTATCCATTGTTCCAAATCTAGTTGGCGCGGGTGTTTCCTGCGCTGTTTTTTCTTTTCGTCTAAACGGCGCAGGGTTTCGTATAACGCCCCGACATCTACTTTCTTAAAGTCCATCAGTGTCATCTTTTAATTTTTTGTCTGCCAATTTTACGGCTTTCTTGTATAACTTATTCCAATCGAACGAATCGCGCAAACGGGCTTTTTCAACTTCGACTTCTTTTGCGTATTCCAATGCAACGCTTAAAGCATAGTATGGCGAGTTATTCAGTTTTAAGTTTTCTTCCGCTTTCTTTTCCCAGTAAATCAAATTAACTGTATAGCGTTCAATGCGTTCAATAATCGTTTCTTCGTATGTCATATCGTGTCCTTTTATTTTTGAAAGTATTTAATCATATCGTCAATACTACAAATGTTATAGCGCACACCATTGGCGGTCTTAAACTTGTAGTGATTGACGAACTCTTCGCCGAATATTTTAATATCGGCTTCGCGGTCTTTTTGCCCGCGGTCAAAGTCCTGTAAAAGTTCTTTTTGTTGTTTCATTTTGTGTCCTTTTGTTAATTTATACATTACTATTATAGGTTATAAAATCAAATAGTCAAGTAAAAATTATTATTTTTTTATTTTACAGTTCAACCGGCTTGGAACGGCGGGTTTTTCCGTCTAGTTCCACATATTGCGCCCCGTCAAAAGCCCTTTGTCTGCATCTGTCGCCAAGATAATTTGCTAACCCTTTCATATCAAGATTGCTTAAAAACACGGTTGGCAAACCACTTTTCCACCGCGCATCAAGCAAATCGGTAAGTTCTATGAGTTCGGAATCGGTGCCATAACCCAGCCCCAATTCGTCAATAATCAGTAATTTTGTCTTTGTGTATATAAATACATCGTTCTTGGCACTGGAACTGACGGCAATATCCTTTGAAAATTGCTTTCTGATTGTGTCAAAAAGTCCTTTGGCGACTACATACTCCACATCATCAAGGCACCAAAACGGCTCGCACCGCCCATCGCCTTGTATGTATTCAGATGATTTAGCCAATTCGTTCAAGAAAGCCATAGCGAGATAGGTTTTGCCACAACCAACACCGCCACATATGAAAAGGTTGTTGTGTTTATCTTTCCAATCACGCAACCAATCGCGTGCTTTTGTCATTTTTTCGTCATATTTTCCGCTAAAATCAGCATCTTGATAGCGATAATCTTTTCTGTAATACATTTTGTGTCCTTTTGGTTATAAATCAGCACAGAACGGGTCATCTTCCGCCCTGCGTAAAAAACTACCTTCCCCAACATAATCGGGGGAACTTATGCTTTTGGCTTTTCTGGTTGCCTGTATTCCTTGTGCCGACCAATCGTCTTTCCATCGTTCTTGATTCAGAAAAACAGTTGCACCACAGGACAAACGGTCATTGGCTTGGCAACTGGCTAGATATTTCTTTGCGCCGTCAATAATATCGTCTGCTTTAACACCTGCCTTGATGTATTTATCAAACTTGGCTCGTGTTTCCTTTTTAGACCCTTTTGGCACTACACGCCCATCAGAACAACGAACAGGGGTATATGCCGCCCAAAACCTATCAAAATCGTCATCGGTTTGATTTTGTATTTTTGCCAACTCTTCCTTTTCTAGTTCTTTAATCAATTCCTTATCCATATTCCCATTACTATTACTTATACTATTCCCTATCGGAGTCGTAGGAGTTGTAGAAGTTATAGGAGTTTGGAAATCAACATTGCTAACTTTGTCTTGGGAGTGAACATTGCTAACATTGCTAACATTTCGCTTGTAGTCCATTAAACCCGCCATATAGCCCTTGCGGTATATACGATGTTCTTGTTCAGATTCCCACTCAACATCAGTAATTACCATTTTGCGATTACCAACCATATAACCGATGTTGTATGTTTCAAGTTCTTGTTGGGATAGTGTGTGATATTTCATTTTACACCCCCTTTTTCCCAGCGTTCGTATTGGCGGTCAAGTTCTTTTAATAATTCTTGCGCGGCTTTATCAAAAGAACAGATTTCTTTTTCTGGCATTGTATTACGAAGCGGGTAATACCTTAAAATAAATAGTATTTGTTGTTTTTCTTGGGGGGTTGCTAATGATAGTATAGTTTTTACCGTTTTGGTAATCATAGGGTAAAATTCGCGTTTTTTTTCCATTTCCTTTTCCTTTATCTTAAAAAAACAACCTAGGAACAAATGCAGTTATTCCTAGGTGTATCTATTGGGTTTCCCCAAACTCCTTGATGCCTGCATTCATCTATATCAATTATTATGCACACATCAAAATCAAAATCAACAACTTTCTGTAAGCCCTTGAATCTTTTAATTATTTTCCCCCAAGCCGTTCATAATTCCCAATAATTCCAAGATTACACTGCGACCAAGTTTAAGGTAAATACACTCTAATTTTGATACGGCTTTCCGGTCAGAAAAAGTTTCGCCATCAATCGTAATGATTCGGCGTAGGTCAATCTTTTTCACATCTTTTGTTGCGATTACCTGTAAAAACTTGTTGTTTGGGTGGGAATCGGCTAATCTTTTGTAAGCCATACGCCAAACAGCACAGATTTGTTCGGGTTTTACTGTCATCAGCCCCCATCTTGAAATATTACGGTCAACATAAATGCGTGCCGCCGCACGAACAGCGGCTTTGTTTAATCTATCTCGTAAAGTATCTGTTTTTGTTGTCATTTCGTGTCCTTTTTTAACCTAAAATCTCACGCACAAGCGCAAAAACAGATTCACGCAGGTTGTTCCGCACTCTGTCATCTTTTGCTTGTGTGTATGCCTTAAAAAGTGCCTTAAACTTGGCATCGTATAAAACCGCCCGTTCTTCTTCGGTGCAATCTTCGGGGTTCGGGTATGTTCCGCCGTTCAATACATCTTCCACAAATGGTGGTAATTCAACAATTCCGCCCGATACAATACCGGTTGGGCTGATTTGTTGCGCCGGTGCGCCACCTGTGAATATCTGTGGTATTTGTTTTATTGTGCCAATTTCAACAAGTTGTTTCATCGCACCATACCATTTTTCAGCGGTATCAAGGAATTGTTGCACATCTAGTGGGCGGGTTGGGGCTTGCGGACTAACCTTTTCAGGTTTAGGTTTTCGTAATTGTTTCAAATACTCTTTTAATAATTCGTATTCTTTGTCTGTTGTCCGAAATATGTGTTGTTTTTTATCCATTGATATCATCCTTTTGTTTTGATATCAGATGATATCACACTGATATCGTTTGTCAAATATTTTGTTTTCGGTGGTGCTTTTTAATGGTTCGCATACCCATTTTTAACAGCAGGTGGGATACGGTTCTTTGTGAAATACCCAATTGCGCCCCTATTTCTGCCTGTTGAAGCCCTTTTTCTCTCAACTGGGCAACCTTGTCCATAAAATATGCTTTTGCGTTTTTACGGGCAATTATGGCGTTTTTAACCGCTTGTGCGTGTTCGTGGGCTTTTTGGTGGCAATCAGGACACATAAACCTATCTCTGCGTGGCGCATTAAAATCGTTCCCACAATACTTACACTGGACAACAAAGGGTTTGGTTTTCATCCACATCTTCATATACTTTGCGTTTCGGGCGTTCAGTTCTTCCCTGTGGTTTTCACGAAAACGGCGGCGAAGTTCCCTGTCGTGCGCCAGTTGCTGTTCCGGTGTCAAAAGTTTGTATGTTCCGTAGGGTAATCTAGACATCGGATTTCCTTTCGCAATAATTATGTTTTGCTTGAACAAATACAAATCGCGCGTGGGCAATCTTGGTTTTCCCCTGTAACAGCGACAACCCAACGCGGTATTCCTTGCCATCAAATGTCGCATAGCGCAAACGGAACCGAATATCAGACAGGTCGCATAATTGCTTATGGTATGTTATTGCGCTTTCCTTGGTGTAAATCTGTTGGTTTTCGGTTTCCTTGTAACACATATTCAGTTTTTCCAACGCTGTTCGGTCAAGCAGGTCAAATATATAACCGCCCGAAATAAAGCCGTATTTGTTTGTGTTTTTCATTTCGTTTTTTCCTTAAATAGTTCAAGTATCTTTTTCCGTGACCCAACAACCAAATGATAGTTATAGGTGCATTTTGGGTTGGTGCAGGCATAGGAAACCCCAAGTATTGTTTTTTTATCACGCTTTAATTTGCTGTTACAAAATGGGCAACGGTCTTTCATTTTCTATCCTTTCTTTTGCCAGTTCAAAATATTGTGGGTCAAGTTCAATGCCGATAAAGTTTCGCCCCAACCGTATTGCTGCGATTCCAGTGCTTCCCGACCCCATACAATTATCAAGCACAGTGTCGCCATCATTGGTGTATGTCTTGATAAGATATTCACACAGCGGAACGGGCTTTTGTGTTGGATGCACCTGTTGTTGTGCAGAAAAATCTCGTGATATGTTTATTATGCTTTTGGGGTATCTGGTGCCAGTATTTACGATGTCTTTGGTGGAATTGGCAAACCCATAGCCCATACTGTTGGCACGACATTTACCACTGCGCTTGCGAAAATATGGCGTTCCCGATTCCATTTGTGGTATATACATCTCAGTTCCGTCACAGAAAACAGATATTGTTTCGTGAATCTTTAATGGTCGGCGTTTTGCAAGACCCGGACTTCCACATTTGTTTTTGTTCCAAACCCAATCATACTTATACCAATCAAGATTACTTAAGCGCAATTTGCTGGCGAAAGGTTCTGAACCAAACAATAAAATCGGGTGCGCTGGCTTGATTATGCGTTTGTATTGTTCCCACAGCTTATCAAACGGAATAATAACATCCCACGGGCAACTTGTCGTTCCGTAAGGCAAATCGCACAAAATCATATCAACCGACCTGTCGGGTATGTTTTTCATAACATCCAAACAATCGCCTTGATATAACTGCATCATTTATCCTTTTGTTCAAGTGCTGTTATTTCGGCTACGGCTTTCTTTGCCACAATGTGTGCTTCTCGTGATTTTGGTGCAAATTGGTTTATAGCGGTATATCTGCGAACAGTTTTCAACGCATCAACCGCTATTTCCAATGCCTTGCGTGTGCGTATAAGTTCTTGCCAAACCTTTGGTGTCGCGGTGTAGTTATCGTCTTTTTCTTTTTGTTTGTCATAGCAGTTTGGGCATTCAAAATACAACCCAGAAGAGTGTATGTTTGCGTCTTCTAATTCCTGCTGACAGAACGGACATTTCATTTCACTCATTGTTGCCACCTTTGTAAATAATATCGTCATCTAGTTTTACTGGTTCGCAGTGCTTGTATAATGTTTGGTTGATGTTTCGTTCAAACGGTCTGTCCGCTTCGTCAAACACCCCCGATAAAATGCCGACAACTTTATCTGATTTATCATCGTTCCAAAACCAACATAATTTACAAATCCACTTGCGTTGTTCTGCGTATGGGTCTTGTTCCGTTTTGGAACTTTTCCCGTTTTCTGCGACATTTCGTATATCACATATTGCATCGTTTAATATATCTATACGACTGAACATAACATCTTTTGCTAACTGCAATTCATTGACGGCATCTACAAGTTGATTTACGGTGGTTTGGATTTCCTTTGCCCCACATCTTTTCCCGTGTTGTGTTGGCAACCAATCAACTGTTGCGTATCCATTATCTAAATCTAGTTTTTCAATCATTTATTGTCCTTTTGGTTAAAATAGGGTTTGTTGTCTTTGGGCTTGTTCTAACCGTTCCTGACTTGCTTTGCAATATTCCCTATCACGCTCAATACAGATAAACCTGCGTTTAAGGTTGTGGCAAGCAACGGCCGTTGTTCCTGAACCCGAAAAACAATCAAGGACAAGGTCATTTTCGTTGCTATAATCTTGTAAGATTTTCATAAATAAACCAACTGGCTTTTGTGTCGGGTGTATGCGTATTTCTTTTTCTTTCATATTTTCTTGCAACATACCGTTCCAAAGATATGTGTATTTTTTTACAGGTTTTCCAAAAGACGACCAAGCAAGTTCGCAATCTGCCCAATTGCCATTTGTTTGCTTATCCCACACAATCCAATGTTTGCTATTCGGCAACATATTTGCGAAATAATTACCGCCAAAAATGATTGCGTTTTTACTAATTCTTAAAATTTCATCAAACACTTCTTTTTCTGGCGTTTTTTTATCCCAATCACACTCTTTATAAACACCACGCCTTGCGACACCATTTCCTTGAAATGTTCCGTTATATCTAGTGGCTTTCTTATCGTAGCCGATGCCATACGGTGGGTCTGTCAGCACCAAATCTATACACTTGTCTGGCAACTGCTTTAAGATGTCCAAACAATCAGCACAAGTAATTTTCCCTATCAAGTCGTCTAGCATTTCGCTTCCTTTTAATCTTGGTGGGGCAAAACAGAGAGAGATGTAGCCGAATTATTATACGGCTTGTTTGCCCCATTTAAGTATAGGACACGAACCACAGTAAAACGACAAAACAAGAAAAGAAGACCGTGTCCTATGGTGCGATTATAAACATAATTAAAAATATAAAGCAAGCGAAAAATTATCTTATTTTTGCCGATTGTATCTGCCCTAATATTTGCATCGGGCGGTTAGTTAATTTGATGTCTGGCACTATTTGATAATTACCGTTTCCGTTGCATACTGGGGTCAGATTTACCTGTCCAAACCCTGATATTGCCGTGTGGGAATACATCCGTTCTGCAAAATTAACATTTGGGTCTATTGTGCGCCCTTTTTGATAACTCGGTGTCATAATGCACTGACGGTTTTTCAAAATCACACTACCATTTGGCGCGACATACATAATTGGGTCGCTGGCATCTATAACCGCTTGATGCTTGTGGCCACACCATATTAAGTCGGCATTTACACCCTTGGCAATACGATTAAAGTCAATCATACCTTTGGTTACCGGTGCCGATGCGCCCATACCGTGATGTTGGAATATGTCGTAGTGTGCCGCACTTTTGCCCCTTGAATCTCTGAAATTAAATCGCAGAAAGTTTGCATAGTTGCCAACCATAATTTTGTGTTCGCGCCCAGCGTTCAACATCTTTGCCAACAGTTCCAACAGGTCAATACCATTGTATTTCAGCACGCTTTCTTCGTGGTTCCCACGCCCAAAGAATAATATCTGATTTTGATACGGTTTTAATAGTTCATACAGTTTATCAAGTTTGATATTTAATTGGTTGTCGCCCTTTTCCAACAAAGAATTGACGGCGCGTTTGTGGTCGGTGCGAATAATTGCATCAAACATATCGCCACCAAACAACATATATCTCTGGTCTTTTAGACAATATGACGCGTGTTCATCAAATGAAAGTTTGTCAAACTCTGGGCTGTCGCCGTGGATGTCTGAAAACAAGGCGAGTTTAAGTGGAACATTGGCTTTTATGTCGGTATTAAATTGTATGGCTTTCATTTTTCGCGCCCCCTTTTTAGTATTATTTGTTGGATTTGTCTGTATTGCCCTAGTGATAAATCTGCTTTTGCTGTATTACAATCGTAATGAACGGGGCGTAGATTTTCAGGTGTTGTCTGACCCTTTTTTGACCGCGGAACAATATGGTCCAAGTTCCATTTTTGGTTTTCTAATATTGGTTTTCCGCATAAATAACAATAACAAAACTGATAGTGAATCGCATATTCGCAAAGTTTGCGGAACTGTTTTTTGCTCTTAAACTCTTGGCTAGTTTTCATAGCACTCCCTGCGCGTTTTGACTTTACTTTTTTTGTTAAATTATATCAACCTATTTTTTTGGTTGATTTTATTTCCCAATTTTATAATTATAATAGTAAGAGTTAAAAACCCTGTAATGATGTCGGCATTACTGATTCAGCCCCGACAAAACGACAGCCCTATTTTTACTTTTGTTTAATGCACAAAAATAACGAAAAAGGAGTTAAATTATGCCTATTATCACAGGTGGAATTACAACTGCTTATATTCGCAACTTTGAACGCGAATTCAAACGCGCCTATGGCGAAAAAGTTGCCAATTTGAGCAAGTTTATTGACTTCCGTTCAGGTCGTGTCGGCGAAGATGACCGTTTCGGCTTGTCGGGTAAAGTTCACGCACACGATGACATCTTGGGCGTGCGCACACAGTTGGAATCTAAACAATACAAAACTTTGGTTGTTCCAACAGTAAATCGTGAAGTTGCTGTGCCAATTTACTGGCAAACAGAAAAGAAAACCAATTTTGACCAAGCATCCGATAACGCGGAATCTGTTGCTGATGCAGTAGAACGCGACATCACACAAGCGGTCATTGATGCAATGAACGCAGGTTATGATGCGGTTGACCACTACTTGAACTTGTCCACACAGGTCTTGTCTGGTGCTGTCTTGAAAGAATTGGCGGCTTTGATGAACAAAGCAGGTATTCCAAAGAAAGACCGTCACATCGTTGCTTCCGCAGAATCTTTGATGAACCTGTTGGATGATAGCGAATTCGTGTCTATCTTGACGGCTATGAACAAACCGTTGGAATCTGGCTCTGTTGATGGCGCACAATGGTTGGGCTTCACACTGCACGAACTGCCGGATATGGAAGAAGGTGGTATGCCAGCAGGAACAGATGCGAACACATCTCGTTTCTTCGCGTTCCACAAATACGCAGTTGTCGGTTTTGAAAACGATGGCTCTCGCCGCGTTGAAGTTTATGAAGATAAACCGAACAAATGCAATGTCCATCGTGCCTTGTTTGACCGTGGTATCGGTGTCTTAGATACAGACGGTTTGTGGGCTGTTGATGTTTTGACAGAAGCATAATAACTGGGGGTTGAAATATACCCCCAACAAGTGTTTAACCATTTAGAAAAAGGATTTCACAATGGCATTTACGAAAACAAATCTGCGTGTGTTAGAAGATGGAACCATCGGCGCATTGGCGACAGGTAAATTGTGGAAATATGTTTTGCCAGCGGGCGACACTGTCACAACGGCTGGGTATTTCACAAAAGATACTGGCTTGGGTGCTGATGATATTATCTTGGTCGTTGATTTGACGAACAAAACATACGGCTATTACATCTTGGCGGAAGCAGAAGGCGTTCTGACTGCGACACAGATGTCCAAAGTAGCATAAGATTTATTACCCTTTGTCCAATCGGGCAAGGGGCAATGAATTATAGGGGGTTTTGATGGCATATATGACCGCTGACCTTTATGGGAATAATGATTTTTATTCTGACTATGAATCAGCCGCAACAGGTGGTGCTGTTAGTGGTAGTTTGGTTGGGGGGCTTTTAGGTTTTGCCTTGGGTGGCCCCGTTGGTGCATTGCTTGGTGGTGGTTTGGGTGGTTCATTTTTTAGCGGTTTGTTTGGGGGTAGTGCGAAAAAGAAAGCCGAAAAGAAAGCCCAACAAGCATTAAGAGAAAAACAACTTGCTCAACAGCAATTATTGCGCCAATCAATAAGGGAAGATGCCCGCGAATTATACAGCAGTGTCCAAAGCGCACTTGGTCAAACCACAGGAACTATGGGGGCTGTGTATGGTATATAAGGGTGCTAAATATATCCGTTTTATAGCCACTATGAAAGTCAATTCTACTGGCTATGCGAACACATACGGCGTATCTCTTACGGCTCGGCAGGCGGATAAGGCAGGTTATGGCGCAACAATGCAAGCGAAAGCAGCAGTATTAAATGGGCGTTCGGCATATTCTGTCGGCGCACAAGCGGCGGCTCTAACAAATCAATCAGGTGGGAACATAGGATTTACTTATGAATAAGAGAAACGAAGAAAAGTTTGAAAAACTAACCGTCAAGGCATCAGAAGCATTTACCAATGCTACCCAAATGTATCGTGTGTATCAGTTGGCTACACAGATGACAATGCCAAACCAAGATTCGTTCTTTTTACCGCGTGGCGATAGGGGTAACGCAAAGACAATTATGAACCTGCGCCAGTTATATACGAATACTGGTGTCCTTTCCGCCAAAGAGTTTATGTCGTTCGCTTTGAGATATTTCCAGTTGAACGAAAAGCAAAAGATTCAGTTGGGTATAAAACCAAGTAAAAACATAGACTTAGACCAGAACCCACAATTAAAACAGGTTTTGGAAATACTGTCTGATAATATCAATGAAATCTTGACAGATTCAAATATCAATCAATGTGCTGAAAAGTTGGTGTCCAATCTGCTTTTAGGGGAAGCACCAGTGTCGTATTACTGGGATGTGCGCGAAGGTATGAAGTTCGTGTCAATTCCCCTGAATCAGATAGCCCTTGCTGATTCATCTGATAGTGTTTTGCGCGAGTTCTACCGCCAAAAAGAAATGAAAATCAAGGAAATCGTAAATACTTGGCCAGAACTGGTTGGGGTTAAAAAGATTGACGATATTGACCTGAACGATGAAGATTGTTGGGATAAATGTATCAAGATTACCGAGTGCTTGAACTATAACTATGATACAAGTTTGTGGGATTACACGGTAAAGACCAACGAAAGTATCTTGGTTGAACGCAATGGGTTTGATGTTCCGCCTTTCTATTCAATTCCTTGGATGAAAAAATCGGGGTCTGCGTATGCTGTCGGTCAGGCGGTTATGGTGTTGGCTGAATTGTTATCAGCAAACCGCACAGAGTTCTTGATGCAGTATGGTATTGCTATGCGTGCCGTTCCTGCTTGGGTTGCCGATGACCACGCGGCACTTGACCCACGGACTTTGAGAATCGCACCAAACGCAATAAATGTTAAACCGCGTGATGCACAGATTTCCGCATTACAACCGGGCGATATGCCGGGTATCACGATGGATTGGCTTACAGCAAAGCAGATAGAGATTCAAAAGGGTATGAGTGATAACACCCTGCTTGGCGTTGGTAAAAACGCATCTGCAACCGAAATACAAGCCAGAACAACCCTTATGAACCGTGCAGAGATATTCCTGTATCATCGTGCCGTTCAGTTCTACAAGTGGGTGGTGGATGCTACCGTGTTTGAAATGTTCCGTAATGGAATCATTGATAATTCAATTATCACTTGGGAAGAATACAAAGAGTTTATAGATATTACCATCAACGGATTACAGCCACAAGATACAGCCACGATACAAAAGGCATCTGGCGCGTTGCAATTCTACTATGCTTTGGATGAATCGGGAACACTGGCAAAGGTTGCATTGAATCTGCCGAAACTGTTTGCTGGCACCAATGAAGCGATGCGGTTGCCAACAGGTTGGGCAAACGATGAACAAACAATCGTGGGTAATTTTGAAGCGTTGCAACAAGCCCAAAGTCAAATGCAGGCGGCACAGGTTCAGGAACAGGAAGCCAAGGCACAGGGGCAACAATTAGAAAACGCAGAAAAGACCCAGAAAATAAACCAAGACGAGATATACAATGAATAATTTGGACTTTGAAAACGATTTTATTGCCCAAGCGGAACAAGCGTTCAATAGCGTAAAATCTATTGAAAAAGCAACGCCAGAAGAAATTGCCACAGCGCGTGAAATCGTGCGCAAATACGAATTGTGTGTCAATGATTTGGTGTTTAAGTTGTTTAGTTTGGTCGCAGTAAGTCCTGCAAAGGAAGAAAAAGACAGAGAATTGGCACATTGGCAGGGTATGATAGATGCCTATACTGGTATTTTATTAGAATATTACACCGCTAAAAAAACAGTTGAAGGGGTTGAATAATGCAACATACCGCATTGAAACAGATTAAATACAACCGCGGACAAGTCACAGATAAGTTGTCCGAACGGTCTGATATGGGTTTGCAAAATGCGTGTGGCGTTGTGTATAATGATGTGTATATCAATCGTTATGGACAATTACAAAAAGCCCCTGTAATTCGGTTTGCATCAGAGTTTGAGAGTAACGGTTCAAGAAATGTTGGCACATCTCAGTTATTTACACTTTTTGATACTGGGGCTGATAAGGTTATACCAGTTAAAATTACTGATGACGAAGTGAGTATTTATAAACCGTTGTCAAAATCAAATCCGATTTTACAAACATCTTTTCAAACAGCAGAACAAACCGTTACATTATCTGGTATTGTTATAATAGGTGGTGGCCTACCAGAAAAGGTTTATCAGTTTGGGGCAAATATGGTTGTTTTTGGCAAAAACACCCCACCATTTTTAATAACGATTTCTTCAACTGACAGATACGAACATTATACTTTATCTGCCAATTCCAGTTATTTTGATGGTGCGTTTGATAATGTGTTCGTGCGTGGAATAAACACGGCAACGCCAGCCGGATTCACTGTTCCAACTTCTGGTAATTATGTGGTTTCAGACGATGCTGGTATTACAACGAAAAAGATAATAACTATCGCAAGACACGGTGCTGGTGGTGCATTTACACAAGATTTGGTTGGACAGGTTATAAATTGCCCACAGTTGTCTGGTGCGGTTCAGGTCAGAGAAGTTGTTAATGGCGACACCCTAAAAGCGTATGTTTTAAGTCCGTTAATTACAGCAAACGATAGTTCCACCCAAATTGATATTAACTGGGGTAGCGGTCAATCAGAGTGGTTGTTTGGATATGAAAAAGCGTTTAGTTCGGCAAACGGTTGGCCTGATTCTGTATGTTATGTAAATCAGCGATTGATATTTGGTGGAAACGATAAATACGGGAACCTTATTGCCGCATCTCGTATAGGCGTTATAAGTGATTTTGACCCCAATGACGGCACAGAATCAGATGCTTTTTCGGCAAGTATCGCCGCACCACAATATTGCCGTATTGTTGATTTTGTTCAAAGTAATGACGAATTACGCATTGCAACAACTTATGGGGAGTATGCAGTTTCGTTGTCCGCCTTGACCCCAACAGGAATTATCCAATCGGGGTTCCAGTTGCGTTCCCAAGTGGGTGTAAAGGAAGGAACACCAATTTGTGATTGCGGTGGTTTGACAGCCTATGTTTCAAACGATGGAAGCGCAATACACTGCACGCAATTTAATTTGATGCAGAACAAATACGCCCCTATTTCGCTTACATCGCAGACAGAAGGTGTGATAAAAGGTTGTGTTGATATGGTTTATTTGAAAAACCGTGCCAACGATGAAGGTAATTGTTTGGTTGGGGTAAATAGCGATGGTTCTATGTTTGTTGGTTCTATTGATACAAATGCGGGTCTAAATGGCTTTGTCCGTATGGGCGCGTTTAATCTGTCTGGCATATTTAATTCAGAACAAACAACAACAAGAATAATAAAGGTGTTGTCTTGTGGGCCTGCTCTGTGGGGTATTTTGGGTGTGTATCAATATGCAAGCCCACTATTGCCACCGGCTATTTCAGAATCGTTTTTAGTTCGTTTTGAATTAAATGGCGGGTTTAATTTGCCGGTTGGAAACGGCTATCTTGACCCATCGGGCGTTAAACACAATAGCCCAATTACAATGCCTGCAATTATAGGTTCCTTAGCATTTACAGGTTCTCAGTTTAGGGCTTTATATTACGACAATAACGAATATAAGTTCATAACACCAACAGGATACACAACCGATGAATTGTTGAGAATTGTTACATTTACTTTTGCTGACGATATAGACCAATCTAAAATCGTTTCTGCTGGGTTTATACAACAATCAGATTGGCGCAGTGTTGAATTGTCTTTGGGTATGACAACGCGCGAATTAAATAAGAAAATTGTTAAATTGTCCAGTGTGGTAGAACCTGTTTCTTTCCACGGCGAAGGTCAAAACATCAACGAAATATATAAAATCTCACAAGAAGATACATATAAGTTCCTGAATCTTGTGGTCGGTCAAGAAACACCAAAACTTACCGATGAACAAATAGACAATCCAGTAAAAACAATATTCTCGGAAGGCGAAGATATGTCTTGGCGTAGGGGATTTGATAACCCAAGCCGAGAATTACACTACGGAATCACAATGCTCGCACCGTTCTTGATTAAATCAACAACTGCGGTGCTTGAATACGATGAAGTCCAATAAAAGGGGGAAAGGAAAATGGCGTTTGAAGCAAAAAACTTTATTATCTGTTCAAGATTTCCACTGTTTCGGGCAAGTGGTAATTTATGGATGTATAAAACCTTGGATTCGCTTGAATCTATCTTGGCAGATGTTGATGCCGATGGGTATAGTTTGTATTTTAGACCACGCGAAAATCTGAAAAATCACGATTCCCCAAACGAAGGCGATGTTATCTTGATGTTCGTGGAAGATTCCAAATTGGCTTATCTGAAAGTCGTTGGCAGAGTTGAAAAGCCATACAAGATTAAAGTGGCTCGCACATATCTTGAAAACGAATCCACCCTGTTGGCGTTGATTACCGAATTGCAGTTGGGAAAGGCGAGCAAGGAAACCGATTTTGCCACACCAATTACAGATGAAAACTTGGGAATTACACAAACAGAACAAACCGAACTGGAAGGAAAGATTGATTTGGCGGCGAACTCTGGGCGTATGATTACAGACCAAGGGTTTTGGTATGCAAAAATGTATGCGGCAACGGTTGCGCCAAGTGCGGAAGATGGCACAAACTATGCTGATTTCTCTCAGACAGACGGACAGGGCAACCCGATTATCGTGACATACAACCGTGTCAACGGGGCGTGGGTGCAAGACCAAACGATAACACCGCCAGCCGAATATGATGGCTATGTGCCTATTACAAGCAAGATTTGGGATATTGACGAACAGGATGGGCAACAGGGTGGGCGTATCTTGTGGAACCACACATCAAAACAATTTACCCCTTACCCACAAATAGTGTCGTTTGATTCTATTGAAATCACGGGGGATTCTACGGTTGAAATGCCACAGGTTCCAACTGATGACAATATTGCAAGTGTTGGGTTTGTAAAACAAACAATCGGTGGTGCAAGAAACATTGGGGATATATTCTTTACAATGCGTAAAGATGTCGCATTAAACGGTGCTGTGATATGTGATGGTGCTACATATCAGACAACAGATTTTAGTGGTGCAGCAAGTATCAGTAATCTGTTAGCATTAAATAAGGTTCCTTATGTTTCTCTTGCTACCTATCAAACCTTATTAAATACACAGGGTTCGGTTGGTGTATTCGGTTGGGATGGTGCTGGCACAACCGCGTTCCGCGTGCCATCGTTAAACGACATATTTATTGAAACTGGAACAGCAGCGCAGGTTGGGGATTATATCGCACCAAGCGCACCAAACGCGAAAGGAACAGTGGTAATAGGCAAAGCGGCCGGCGATGTCAGAGCAAACATCTTGTCGCCCACAGGGGTATTTTCCGCGGACACACGCACATCAGGTAGTTACACAACCGTTGCGGGCGACCAAAACTCGCCGGCGGGGGATAAACGTTTGCTGTTCAATCTTTCAGGCTCTAACCCGATATATAAAGATAGCGCGACAACAATTCAGCCAAACACCGTTCGCTATCGTGCAATGGTTCAACTGGCAACGGGCGCGACAGATGAAGCGTTGGAAACATGCACTGGTGTTTTAGCAGATGTGGCTGGGCTGAAAAGCCACGAAGTAATTGAATTCCAAGCACCAACAGCGGACAACAATTACACTTGGTATCGTAAGCATGCAGACGGCTGGGTTGAGCAAGGTGGGGTTGTTGTCGTGAATTCTGCTTCTGTCAGTGGTGGAACGTACAGTACGACCAACATCACTTTCCCTATCGCTTTACAACCAACAAGATTGTGGAAATGCCAAGCCAAACACGACAGATTCAACGCCGGATTCGCAAACGATACCGTGACAACTGGCGCACAAGTGTATCAAGTAAATGACTCGACGGGCAGTAGTTATACCAACCCGTTTGTTAGTTGGGAAGTCAAGGGTATGGCAGCAAATTAAAAGGATGTAAAATGGCATGCGGAAAGAAAAAACGCAAATAAAAGTATTGAAATAAATCGCAAAAAATATAACATAAAAAATAGAAAGGGGGAAACAGTGGCATACACTATAATTTCACAAAATAATTCAATAACGACACTGTCTGATGAAAACGGTAATGTTATTACTGTTCCATCTCGTTCTATACTTGATGCAGGAACAACTTTTACGCTTGTAAAAATAAACAATAGCACCGCCACTCTTGAAGGTAGCAACGGTAAAATATATCGCGATATTCCTTGTTGTGTAGATTTGACACAGGTAACAGGTTTTACCGTTACGAAAGTCAATAATAATAAAGCCACTTTGGAAGATACAGACGGCAATACTTATGCTGGCGTTCCCTGTATTGTGAATTTAACGGGAAGCGGCGGAAGCCCAACCCCGACAGGAACAATAACAATTACCAGCAACGGTACATACGATGTTACAGATAAAGCGGAAGCCGTGGTAAATGTTCCAACAACAGCACCAGCAATGTATCGGGAGTTTGAGTTAGATAATACAGGTAAATTGGTTCCGAACACCACAACCACGCATATTATGAATTTTACGGGCGTGACGGATGTGTCAGATTATGCGTTGGCGAGAGCGTATTTTGCTAATACCGCTATTTCTGGCACGGTTGATATGAGTGATTTAACCGCAACAGGTGGAAATTATGCGTGTGATGCTATGTTCTATAATTGCACAGGTCTGACAAGTGCGGACTTATCTGCTTTAACCACAGTAGGTGGAAACTATGCGTGTCAGACTATGTTCTCTCGTTGCACTGGGATAACAAGTGCGGACATATCTGCTTTAACCAAGATAAGTGGAACTTATGGGTGTGCTTCTATGTTCAGTGACTGCACTGGGCTGACAAGTGCGGACATATCGTCTTTAACCACAATAAGTGGAAATAATGCGTGTAATGCTATGTTCAGTGGTTGCACTGGGCTGACAAGTGCTAACCTGTCTGCTTTAACCACGATAAGTGGAAGTTATGCGTGTGCTTCTATGTTCTCTGGTTGCACTGGGATGACAAGTGCTAACCTGTCTGCTTTAACCACGATAAGTGGAAACTATGCGTGTCAGACTATGTTCTCTGGTTGCACATCATTGGCAACGGTTTATATTGGTGGAACAACGGCAATAGATTTTGGAACACGAACCAACCAGTTTAATAATATGTTCCTATCTTGCACACAAAACATAGATGTATATGCACCTGCGGCGAACCAAGCAAAAATAGAATCGTTCTCTGGCTATCCAAACTTTGGTGGTTTAGGAACAGTAACTTGGCACTGGCGTTCGTAATAAAAGGAGTGAATTATGGCAAAGAAAGAAAAAATGACTAAAACCGAAATCATTGACAAGGTTATCAAGACGATAGAATATCTGATTGCACCTATAACCGCTGTGTTGGCGATTTGGGATATAGATGCTGGCGTTTATGTTGCAGCAGGTGCAGGTATGATTGTGTCTATACTGAACTTCGTTAAACTGTTCGTAAAGGACTAAGTATGCCAATTCACAAGGTCAATGGCGGATATAAGTGGGGAAAAACAGGCAAGGTGTATAAAACCCGTGCGGGTGCGGAACGCCAAGCCAGAGCCATTTATGCCAGCGGTTACAAGGGTAAGTAGAGTGTGTAAGCAAAAGACGGTTTTAGAGAAAATAAGAAAGGCAAACAAGGTCAACGGCTACGGTGTTGAACTCGCCGAAGCGCAAATCGCGGATTATATTTCGATGCAAAAAGACATAAAAAACCTTAAAAATGATGTTGCAACTATTATGACAGATGTGGCGGTAATAAAGGGCAATATCGATTTAATTGTTGCCCGTCTGAACTCGCCTGTGGAACAGGAAAGGGAAGCAGGACAAAAGTGGAATCTGCTTGTATCTATTTCAAAACATAAGGTTGTTTGGGTAATTTTGGCTTTGTGTGCGATTTCTTTTGCGCTTGCGGGGGAAAAGTTAGCCACTATAATTGAAAAGTTAATATAAAAGGGGAAAGACAATGGTTAGAACGATTGAAGATGTAAAAAAACAAGCGGTTATGACCTATCTTGGTTTTCCAGAGAGTGTCAATTTTGGCACTGCTGAAAACAATTATGAAGATGCCGATGAAGTGGGCGCAATCATAAATAAAGTTTTCCCCGAAGCCCTTGAAAAGTGTTATCGTATGTATCCTTGGTCTTTTGCTCGTAAAGATGGTTTTATTATAGGAACACGCGATTATTCACAAAATGCACGGTTTAATCATTTTGCAACAATTTCCGAGTTCTTGACGAATCCACAAGACCAAGCCGCCACAATTACACAGACGGTTGGAACAAGTTTGTCAGATTTAAGTGTTGATGTAAATACTTTGGCGCAACAAATCGGAACTCAACAAGACCAAACAATTACCTTGACTTATGACGGTGCGGATTGGTTGGTAGATGGTAATGTTATAAGTGTTTCAGATTACGGTATTTATTACACAGGAACACCAGTTCAAAACGATGTTTTGACGGTTGAATACAGTGCGTATAAAAACCCTTGTGATTATATCTGTATGCAAGCGGTGTTTTATGATGCGAAACACTGGGCAAAGTGCTTTGATTGGAAACAATACGGAAAAGACACAATAAAGTTTATGCCACAAAGATTATTTGTTGAATATACTGCTGACACACCTGTTGCTGATTGGCCTGCGTATTTCAACGATTATGTGGCGGTGGCGGTTGCACTGGAAGCGTGCGCCCCGTTGCGTTTGGAAAGCAAGTTGGCGTTTCTTATGGAAGCGGTAAATGGTGTATTCCTTGATGCAAGAAAACAAGATTCTATGAACGAACCTGCACCGGCATCGTTTGATAACATTATTGACGAAGCCCGAAACATATTGTAAGGGGGAAAAATGTTAGACGAAATGCAAGATTGGTTTAATATCTGGTCTGGCGATGATGACGAAACAAATATCGCCAAGTCAGCACGGTATAAAAAAATGGCGGCGGGCATTAAAGTCGGTCAATCGGCACTTGGTATGGTGGAAGGGCTGTCGGGGCTTGGTAATAATTCCGTAGCCAAAAAAGAACGCGAAAACGAATATCAGGCGATTGAAAACCAAGTCCTTGCCGCACAAGACCAAATAATTGAAACCTTGAACTATAACACCGACCAAGCGATTACCTATGCGGCGCGTGGTAATGTTGCGATTTCAAGTCCAGTTTTGAGAGAACGGTTCAAGAAAGGGGCAGCAGAAGCAGGGCGCGACTTTGCTATGTTGAAAGCCAATGCCGATGTCCAGCGTGTCCGTTCTGATATTTCCTATGCAAGAAAACGCCGTGCAAATACAGAAAGGGCTATCAAGGGTATAAATCAGTTCTTGTTTAATGCTGGTATGGCGGGGCTTTCTTTTGGTTCGGGTGGCGACCAAGCAATAGACCCAATGCAACAGGCATCTGCGAGCAACACCATAAATTATAAGTAAGGGGTAAGATATGGCGAATACGACCTATAAACACAGTATCAGACCACAATTTCAGGGTGTTCAGGCACAAGATGTTTCCTATGATTTAAGCCAACCCAAAGAAATGTTGGGGGAATTGGCACAAGGGTTAGAACAGGAAGCCAAAACCCTGCAAGACATCGCACAAGATGAATCACAAATTGCGTTTAATCAGGGCGCGGCGGCACTTGTTGATAAATACGGAACCGATTACAAGGGGCTAAATAAAGCACTGTTGGGCTTGGAACAGGAAAATTACAATAAGTTTGGGAAAAGCAACCCACAATTAGCCAATGATTTATTACGCCAACAGGATGCGGTTAGATTGCGTGCGGTAAAAGCGGCAAGAAACAAGTATGTAAATGAAAACAACCGTAAAATCAAGGAAGGTTCAGGGCTGTTGTTGGAAGGGTTTAAGATTGCTATGCCTGACGATTATGCAAATTATCTTGATACAATTAGGAAACCAGCAGAACAGCAAGATGCCGACCTTATCGGACAATGGGAAAACAATTTACAAGAGATTGACAAATTGTTGAACCGTAGAGATATGAACGGGAACTATATTTTTGACAGCAAAACCCGTAAATATAAACCGTTTATTCAAGGGTATATGTTGCACGGTGCAAAAAATATGATTGACCGTTTTATTACAAACGATGATAAAGCGGGGTTGGAAGATTATTATCAGGCGCACATCTTGGCACCAGAACGCTATATGAAACAGACGGGGCAAGACCGCGACACCTATGATAAGGTTAAAAAATACGCCGAAACCCAGTTAAAACGCTATGATGTTGACGGCGAAAAATTAAAGTTCAAACAAAGTGTCCAAGATGCTATGGGGCTGATGGTTGAATATACCCCCGAAAAGATGGCGGAGTTGCGCGAAACAGAGATATTGCCAACTGAAATACTGGACAGCATTGAAAAGACCAATGTGAAGTTTGAAGAAACGGGTATGACCGAACCTATATTGCCAACAAACTTCTTAAACATATCTAAAATCGTATCAAGATGGGAAACAACGCCCAGCGATGCCACCGAAGAAGAACAGTTACAGACGATGGTTGAAGCCAACGACATTATGAATACTGTGGCTGACTATGCCAAAGAATATGGGATGGCAGATACCGATGTTGAAGCGGCACGCAAAATGGTCTTGGACAAAGCAACCCATCGCGCTTATGGCGAACTTATGCGAACCTTCGGGGATGTAACCAATGGTATGGGAACGCAAATTGCCAATGTGGAAGAATCTATCTTGCGTAATAGACAGGGAAAGAATCCGAAGGTTAATATTCCTTCATTAGAAAGCACCGCGCCATTTGATGAAACATCAAAAGGATTTCGGATTCCACAAGTTAAACCAAATTATTCTTATTCCGCAATCAAATACAAGAACAAAGCCGATATTCAGGGGGCAACAGCACAGGTTCGGTTGTTAGACCAGTTGTTGCGTGATGCTTATGCTGCTTCTCAACAGGCGTTAGATAGTGGCGATTTGGAACAAATACCAAAGATACAACGCGCAGTTCAGGTTCAGGCAGCACACATCAAGTATATGTATCATTTCAACGATAATGATTGGATTGCGTGGGAAGCGGATAAAGACCACGAGTTCCACGATAAAATTGGCGGTGGAATCTATCGCGTAAAAGAAATTACACCGCAAGGCGATATTATAACCGAAACAATACGCTAGGGGGCGCAGATGGCAGAAAAAAGACAAATCGGTATTCCTGACGAACCGTTGGACTACACATCAGATTTTATTACAAAGCCCTATGATTTAGACGATACAAAGGGATACGAAGACGAAAAGCACGAAGTGTTGTCTGGCGAACTGAAACGCACTGTCGTTGGCGAAAACTGGAAAATACCATCACAACCCCAAGAAAGACGACCACAGGTCGTTCAAGCATTGGAAGGATTGGAACGCGGCATTGGCGACATAAACAAAGGATTTTTGCCACAAGAACAAATAAAGTGGCGCACTGACCCTGTTGGCGCGGCGGCTGGTTGGGTTGCGGCATTGTCGGCACCAGTGTTGGTTGGTGGCGCGGCGTTGCTTGAAGGGGCTGAAAGTATGTTCCCTGAAACCTTTGGCACCTTAAAACCGAAAGAAAGCAAAGAACTTACCAGAGAAAAATTGGAACAAGTTTGGGAAGATACATTACAGAAAGAATCTCAAAAACTAGAACAGGCACGAACCGATTTAGAAAGCGGTAAGATTTCACAGGTTCAATACGATGCTATGGAAAAGCAGTTTGACACATTGGTTGGTCGCCGTCAGAAGGCATTTGAGAACATAGACAAATACAATGCCACGGTTCAAGCATTAGACGGAACACCATACCCTAATGCGAAAGTGGCCGATACCGTTGTATCGGAATCAGCAAGATATTTACAAATGCGTGAATTAAATAACGCAATAGAGATGGCGCAAAAGGGAATAGACCCAGAATCTACTGGGTTTAAGATTGGTTCTCTTGCGGGGCCGACAGCCGTTTTGGGCGCAATCGGTTTCGGTGGGAACTATCTTTCCCGTTATGGTCTGTCTGGTGCGTTACGCCGTATTACAACCGATGTCGAAACCGAAGGTGGTGCCGCAAGATTAGCGGCGATAAAGCCGGTTCGTTCTCGCAGACAAGCGGCGCGGGCTGGTATGGCGGCGGTTGAAGTCGGAACCGAAGAAATGGAATCAGCACAATATGTGTGGCAAAATGTCCAAGATTACATTGAAAGAACTGGCGACAAGACCCTTGAAAACTTTACACCACAAGATGCAAAGGCATTTTCGGCATCTGCGTATGGCGCGATTGCTGGTAAAATAGAAACGATGGGCGGTATTGAAAACATCGCCGCTGGTGCATTTAGACGGCTCGGCGTGGGTGGTTTTGGGCGTAGGGTTCTTGCCACTGGGGGCGAAGAAGCATTAGAAGAAGGCGCACAAAAACTAACTGAATATTTATCTCGTAGAATTGACGGAACCACAGACAAGACCATTGGGGAAGCCCTTGAAGAAGCGTTAAACTCTGCCGCGTGGGGTGGTTTTATGGGTATAGGTTTTGGCACCATCGGTGGTGTTACATACCGCAACGCACGCAAACAGGGAATTAAAGTATTACAGGATTATGGGTTGTCGCGTGAAACGGCGGAAAAGGTGTTTGACAATATGATTGAACAAACAACCGATGCCATAAGCCCACGCAACGAACCTGTGCGAGAAAACATACGCAAAAAGGTTGCTCTTATTTATGAAAACGCCGATTTGTCGCCGGCAGAACTGGAAGATACAATAGAAGCCACAACTGATTTAGAAATGGCTATGATTGCGTATGATTCCGCCAACCGTGGTATAGATATTGCTGACCACCCGTTGTTGAACAGCACGGTAAATAATATCGGTTGGTTCCGTGATGGAATACCAGAACAGATTGCCGACCAAGTTGCCGCGTTGGATGAAGAGATTGGTAATTTGCGCCGTCAGTTAGCGGAAGAAAACGCCAAAGAAAAGCCCGATATGGACAAGATTGACGACTTGGAAGCAAAGATTGAACAGTTCTTCGCCAAGTTGCCAAAAGAAGTTTCCGACTTGGTTGAAACAGACCGCCAGAAAGTGCGCCAAATGTTAGGCGAACAATCGGCAGAATTACAAGCCCGTCAAGCACAGCGCAGAATTGTCCAACAGGTTCAGAAACGCGCGACGAGTGCTTTACAACGCGAACAGGAATCAGATGTCAAAAAGTCCTTGCGCCGTTTAGAACAGGAAACAAAGACAGAAGAAAAGAAAGCCAAGGAAACAGAACGCCAACAGCGCACCCAACAGCGCAAGTTACGCAAGGCGATTGAAAAATTGCGCCAAAATATGACAAAGCGCAAAAACAACTTGCCTTTGTCGCAGGAACTTTTTGCAGATGCCGATTTGGTTTATCAGGCGTTGCGCGATAGTGGTTTTTCTGACCAACAAATAGCGACTATGGCGGAAGAAGATATTGTGAAAGCGGTTGCCCCGTATGGTATTTCCCCAGTTGTGAAACAAATGACAGAACAGTTTGACCTTGCAGACGAAAACGCCCGTCTTGACGATATTTACCCTGAATATACTGGGGAAACAATCGTTGTTGATGGGAAAGAACGCACAGTTTATAACAGCGAAGGTAAGCGTATAAATAAGTCAGCAGAAGCACTTACTAATTTCTGGCGGTGGTTTGGCGATTCAAAGGTGGTTGATAGTCAAGGCAGACCGTTGGTTGTGTATCACGGAACAAGTAGTAAGTTTGATAGTTTTAATAAGTCAAGAACTGGCATATTCTTTAATACAACAAAAAAACTATCCGAATTATACGGAACAGAATTATATTCTGTTTATTTGAAAATAGAAAATCCTTTTATTGTTCCTAAAAAAGAATTTGAATTAAATGGTATAAAATTACAACCAAATGCGTTTGACACAATAAATATTCAAGCAGAAAAAATGGGTTATGATGGTGTAATAAACAAAGACGTATATGATTCGCCTTTGCCACAAATGGGAAGTTTTTTGGGTGATAATTATGCTGTATTTGACTCCACCCAAATCAAATCAGTAGATAACCGTGGAACTTATAGTCCTGATACAGGGAATATTTATTATCAAACACAAGAAACAGAACCGACAGATAAAAAAGAGTTAGTTGTTTCTCACGGTATATCCTTAAATAGTTTAGAAAAGTCGTTGGATTTGGGCGGTTTGCCTATGCCGTCTATTGCTATAACAAAAGCGACAGCCCCTTTAACTGATTTTGGTTCAATATCTCTTATAGGAACTAAAAATATGATTGACCCATCTAACCCTGCGAACAAAGTTTATGATAGGGACATTTGGTCAATTACATTTCCAACAAAAACATACAAGAACGCAAAACGTGCAGATATTAGCAAATTTAATGATAAATTCCGTGATGCCTTCAAGAAAGCAGACGATTTATCAAGGTTAGACGGTTCTGTTTTATATTACGCAGGACAATCTTCAAGACCAGAAGAAGCAGTAGATAGTTTTGTATATTCTGATGGTGCAAAATTATATTACATAGAAAACGTCTTGGGCGAAAAATTTGATGTCCCAACTTATGATAAGGCGAAAAAGATTCTTGATAATTCAATGATTTTTGTAAAAGCGGACGAACAATTTATTGAAGAAATATCTAAAATTGACCTGAATAAAATAGACAGAACAGACGATTTAGATGCTGTTATTATGCAACCAATTCAAGATTTGTTAAATAGGTTTGATTTTGATTCTGAATATGGCGACAAAGCGAAAGTTTATGAAGAACACGCAAGGCAATACTATTCAGGCGATAAATTTAATTTTCAAAACAAATATCATTTGGTTCAAAACATCAAAGAATATGTCAGAAGCAAAGGCGAATATGAAGTTGATAAACTTGAATTGTCCAAATTGCTTGATGCAAAAATAAAAGATTCTGCCGATTATGAAAGATGGGCGACAAAACAAGTTGAAGATTTGTTAGGCGAACCAAAGGTTGCCGTTGGCAAAAAACTTGAAGATTGGACACTTGAAAACATCGCAAAATCTATGATTAAAAACGCAGGTGTAAATGCCCAAAAAAGTTTGGTTTATGGAAGCGGAAAGGTTATTGCATCAGGTGCTAAAAAGTTATCTTCTATACAAGAAATCAAAGAGATAGGTAAAAATCTTAAATCAAAAGAAGATGCGTCCCAAGATATAGAAAAAATACAAGATGCTATGGACAATTACACTTCTCAATTTATGACATCAAATGACATTACTTATTCTCTGAATCAAAAAGAAGAAGCATATATGGCATTGGGTCGTGCAGCATCAGCAAAGAAACCAACAAAAGAAACCATACAATCTGCATTAAATTATGAATTTGGCAAAAAGGATGTATATGACGATAAGATTCTGGAAGAAGGTTTGGAAATAGTCAAAGCAATACAAAACCTTTCAAGACATTACTTTGAAGCAAAACCGCAAAGAATAGTCAGAATAGAAGAATTTGTCGGTGCTGTTGTTCCAACAGATAGTGTTTATGATAATGTAGCGACAAAGTTATCTGAACGTGGGTTAAAAGTCGTAAGAACTGATAATTTACAAAATGGCATTTTAGATTTAGAACAATCTGTTGGTAATGTTTTATTCCAAGGTAAAAAAGCCAATGGTCTGGAACCACAAACACGAGTAAGCGGAAAGGGTGGCGATTTTAGGGGGTTCTTTGTTCCCGAATATCGTTTAGTTGTTTTAACTCAACAGGCAGACCCAACAACAGCGGCGCACGAGTTCGCACACGATTGGATGCAACAGTTCTTCCGTTATTACAGGTCGGGTCAAGCCAATGAATCGTTTATGAAATCTTGGGGCGCGGTGGAAAAAGCCCTTGGAATCACAGAAGACGACATAACCGTTCCTGAAAAGGCGAGTGAAGCGTTTGCTCGTGCGTTTGAAGCGTGGGTTGAAAACAAGGAAGATTGGACAAAAGGGTTAGACATTGACGATGATAACCGCGACAAAATTGTTGAAACATTTAAGCGGTATCAGGGGTATCTGACCGACATTTACGAAGACCTGAACAACCCATATTTCCGCGACACTTGGGGCGAAACAGGCAAGTTGAAACCCGAATTACAGGCGTGGTTCGATAAGGTTGTTATACCGTCAGACCTGATTTCAGCACAAGTTGCCACTGGTGCTATCACACCGCAAGAAGCCGAAACCAAGATTATTACCCGTAATGTAAATCAAGTAGTTCAGGCGGCAGAAGATAACTTTACACAGAAAGAAAAAGACGAAATAAACGCTGTTGAACGGCTGAACGACACAAAACGGTATGAAGTGGAAGGTGGCAACAAAAACTCGTTGCAGAATCGTTTGTCTGGTCTTGCCCGCAACATAGATGCCAACAATATTGCGTTGGGTCGTTATGATACGCACCGCGATATGTTGGCTGTGGCACAGGCGGCAGACGAGTTTGTCCGCACCCGTAGAGATGAAGCGTTGAATATTATAAATGGGCTAGAACCAGAAAAAGAAGGGTTGTATGCTTCCGATTTATACACTGCTCTTGAACGGGTGGCTATGGAAACAAATGATGTTGATTTGGCGATGGATTTGGTAAATAGTAAAGTAGCCAAAGACCTTGCGAAAGAGTGGGGACAACGGGTCGCCGGTTTCCGTAACTTTACAGGCGATGGCGAGTTTGATGCCATTTCCCAGATAAAGTCCTTGGACAACAAATACAAAAAAGATTATGACGAAAAAGGGAAAGAAAGGGTCAAGTCGGCTTCCGATGAGTTCGTAAAAGAACTTGATAAGACCGATTCCGACCAAGACCTAGATTCGTTCTTTGATTCGGTCAAATGTCAATAGGAGTTGAAATATGCCTTGTATTTTACCCGAAGACCTTAAAAGGTTGCGCGATGAAATGAAACAGAAGGGCGGTATTCGCGCTTATCGCCGTATGACCGCAGAAGAACGAGTGCAAGAGTTCGCCAAGTTCGTTGACATATCCGGACAGACCAGCACAGCAGAGTGGTTTAACCGCCAGTTTGAGAAACGCGTATTACAACCATCACAGGTTCAAGCCGCAAAAGAGTGGTTGAAAGGGTTGGAAAAGAAAGGGGTAAAAGGAACCACCAAAAAGCATATTCTTGACCGTATTGTGAACCACCCCGAAATTATGAACCCCAAGGGAAGTCGTATGTTCGCCGAAGGTTTGGCTGAACAGTTGATGGGGTATGGCGTAAGTCGGGAAGATGCCAAACAGTTGTTTGAGTTGTCTAAAACTATTTCGGAACAGAAAAAAAGATTGGTGCGGTTGGTGCCAAACTATTACACAATGACCGCAGAAGAAGCGAGCAACCTGACCGGCGAAGCGTTAAAAGCCCGTCAAGACCTTGCCGAATCTATGGTAAAGTTCCAAAAGTTATATACCTTAAACAGTTTGAAAGCCCAAGATGCGATACACCTGCGTAAGAGTTGGGGCGGAAAACTGTGGGATAATTTGCTTTCTGTTGCAGGTAATATCAAGTCGTTAAAAGCATCTGTGGACTTTTCGTTCTTACGCCAGTTGCAAAACACCGCTTATGTCAATTTCGCTAGTTTTAAAGATGCGATGGCAAAGGGTTATAAGGCGTGGATGGAAAGCGCAGAAGGTGTCGAAACTATGCTTGGCGACCTTTTGACCCGACCCAACGCATTAAACGGGAATTATAACGCATTTAATATTGAAGTTGGAATCAAGGAAGAAGCGTTCCCTGAATCGTGGTTATCAAAACAGATGGAAAAATATGTTCCGCGTGCCAATCTGTTGCGTAGGTCGGAAGAATCGTTTAATTTGGCTATACAGACCGCCCGTGCGAACCTTTTTGATTGGATGTTAGACCAAACTAGGTCGGAAGAGAACCCCAATGGCGACCTTAAATTGTTGAAAGTTCAGCAGGTGGGTAAGGCGATAAATACCATCACAGGTCGTGGCGAGTTCCCATATCTGACATCTAAAAGCGAGAAACAGAACAGAATCACAAATAACCTGTTATTCGCACCCAAATGGTTGGCTAGTCGTATTCAAACCCTTTTGGACATCAGATTTGTTGGGGAAATTGGCAAAATAAGCCCCAAGGGTGCGCGTGCGCGTGCAGCAGTGGGCAACCTGATTATGCTTGGAATACTTACAAACCTATTCAAGTATATGACAGACCGTGATGAAGATGAGAGTTTTTACGAGTGGCTTGAAAGGGTGTTTGACCCACGCAGTTCTGATTTTGGAAAAATAAAAATTGGGCGCACGCGGTTTGATTTAAGCACAGGAACGGCGGCACTTATTACCTTCGCCGCGCGTGTCTTGACAGGACAATCTAGAAGCACAAAGACAGGAAAAGTGTATAAACAAGGTTGGCCGAAGACCATTGGTAATTTCCTGCGTGGTAAAAGCGCACCAGCCACGCGTTTTGTGTCGGGAACGCTGTGGCCGTTGATTACCGAAGGGCAGACCGAAGATTTCTGGGGTAAAAAACAAAATTGGAATACGATTGGCGAGATTGCCAACAATATCGGCGACCTTATCGCGCCAATCTCTATCCAAAGCGGTTATGAAACCTTCCGAGAAATGTATTTGTCTGGCGTGGATGAAGATACTTTCGGGGCGGTTTTGGGTTGGCTGTCAGATATTATTGGTATTGCCGCGACAACATACAACAAATAAAAAGAACCCCACATACGCGGGGTTCAACCGATTCACTTCTAACAAAAGAAGCATATATATTATAGGGGTTTGTGTTTTGCGTGTCAAGGCAAAAGCAGTTGCAATTCCCTATCCAATTTCGGTCTTATATTCAAGCACTCTTGCCACCCTGCTTTATTGTTTTCTTTCAGGGTTTGGATGTCTTTTAACGAGATATTGTGCTTTTCCATAATCACAGCCAGACGGATGTTTAATGTCAGTTCGCGTTTCAGAATTCCAAGAACCCCAACCATATTTTTGGTGTCTTGGGCTTTCCTTTCCGCCATCTGTTTCATAATCATTTCGTGAAGTGCTTTGCGTTGCGCCAGTTTTTCAGCGTTCCGTTTCATCACTTCCTTACCCTTTTCAATAGCCGCCTTTTTTTGCTCTGTGAGAGTGATTGGCTGATTACGGCGTTTGGCTATTGCTTCTTCTGTCAATTTCTGTCTGCGGGCAATTTTCGCAGCCAAAGGACTTAAAGCGGGGGTTGCTTCCGGTCTGTCGCCCACAGGTTCGTCTGTTTCGGTTTCAATTTCCATTTCGCCATCGTCAGATACGACAGGGGTTTCGGGTTCGGGCTGTGGGGTTGGTTCGTCTTCCGCTGGGTCGGGCAACGATTCCACATACGCCTTTGCCGCATCTTTCGCATCTTGTTCTTTTTCTGGGGAATCTGCGTTCTTTATCGCATCCCACAAGTCCTTTGCCACTGGGTCAGAACTTGCCAGATTTTTCAATCTTAAAAACCAATTTAATTTAGCCATTATTCAATTCCTTCCATTTCGTTCAACTTTTCCGCAATTTCAGCGCGGCGTTCGCGTGATGTGTTCGGGTCGTTGTATTCGCGTTCCAGTGCCTTTTGTGATGTTCCGATTTCGGTTTTCATAACAGGAACTGGTTTACCATAAATACGATTACGCAAGGAATACAAAATCAACTTACCCTTGGCACTGCTTTTAATCGCATCTAACACGACTTTGACATCTGGGTCTTCATCAGATTCATCTGCGATAAACTCGTCTATAATCGCATTTACCTTGTCCAAATCTGTGTTTTTACCCAACGCAGATTCCATAATCATACGCTGGTCTTCGGCTTTCTTTTCTTCGTCTGCCGCTTTTTCTTCCGCGGTCTTGGTGTCAATGATGCCATTTTCCGCCAAGGTGTTCAGCAGGAAGTTTTTAATCGCTTTGTTTTTGGTTTCCCCGATGGTGTTTTCCATACACATCTTGTCCAACTTATCAAACATATCGCGGACTTTCTTTCCACCTTCGTTTTCTTCGTTGAACAGTGGGGCAAACTTATCGTCTGGCTTGTATGATTCCTTAAACTTTTCTGCGGTTTCTGGCATTTCGTTCAGTTTAGAAACAGCACGGCGTTCAGATAAATACCGCCCAGCCAAGTCGCGTATCTTTTCACGAGAAAAAGACCCATCTTCGTTCAGTGTTTCACGAAACGCTTTTTTCTGTGCGTTGTCCGTAATGCTTTCAATAAAAGTGTCCATCGTATCAGATGGTGTGTTTTCGGGTGTTGTTCCCTGTATGTTTTCTTCTGCCATTTGGCACTCCTTTTTTCTTTGTTTTTTGCACTTTGTTTATTACCCCTACCAATCCCAAGTGTTATCCCAAGATGTTGGGCGGTTTCGGGTGGTTGGGTAATTGCTGTCGCTGTATTCTGTGCCTTGGTCTAAGGCATAGACACACATAGCGATTGAATCTGCATAGTCGGGCGACCTGCCCAAAGTATTGCGTATTTTTTCCTTTGGCATAATCTTTATATTACCCGATTTGTCTTCGGGTGCAAGAATTATAGCACGCAAATCTTCACGAATCTTTGCTTGTATCATAGGGTCTGCGTGAACGACAATAAGATATTTGTTCGCCAGTTCTTTTAACCGACCAAATGTGCTTGCACGCAGGTTGTAATACCCATTTATGTGGGGTTCTTTCCCACCATTAAAATAGATATTTGTTGGGCTTTCTTGGGCTATCATTTGCATAATCGGTAATCCTTGGCCCACGGCATCCCCAACGAATATATCGGGCTTGAACTCCATTTTTTCTTGCATAATTGCGGTCAAAAGTTTTTCCGTTGTCAAGGTGTCGCCCTGTTTTACCCACAGATGATAAATACCCTTGTCGTCTTTAATGCCAAGTGTGCGAACATTTTTGTCAAGACCGCCAACCGCGAAATCTTGCGCCATCGCTTTCACAAGTGCCGAACCAACTGGGTGTGGGTCTTCGCCCCCGAACATACGGTCAATGTCAATGTTAGAGAACATACGCGGGAAGTTATCGGTTTCCCCTTGATACATAACTGTTGCCAGCCAGTATTCGTAATCTGTGGCACGCATTGTTTCCCAAGTTTCACGAGTTCGGGCATCAAGGTGGGGATTTTCCCAGTAATCTATTCGCATATATTTCCCACCAACTGATTGAACCCACAATTTAATATCTGCATCAAAATGGTTTGATAACAAGATTATAATTCCACCGGCACGAATATAGGTGTTTAGCGTTTTTGCGGCGGCATCTTGACCCCAAGATTCGCACTCGTCTATCAGCAGGATTTCCGTGGCGCGTTCGGTTCCTTTCAATGCGGTTTTTTTGCTTGGGTGGAACCCCTTAAAAAAGATTTCTTGCCCAGTTTTTAATCGGCGATAGTGGTTTTTAGAAAACTTTTCGTCAATCTGATTTTCAAATATATCGTCAAACAACGACACAACAGATTCGTCTAGTGCAGATTCAGTAATAATTCCGATTGTAATTGCATCGGCATAACCACACTCTAACAACTGCCCAACAATACGCATAAATGATTGTGATTTTGACGACCCACGGGAACCTTCAATCGCATATACACCCCCTTTGCTTGGGTTGGGTTTGCCGTTCCGTTTATTAAACAACCAACGCACCATATCGGGCAACAAAGCCAAACATTTTGCTGGTATGCCCATACAATAGTCAAAAAGTTTCAGTTTAATTTTCGTCATCTGTTGTTTCTTCCACTACGATTTCACGGGTTTCCATTGGTCGTTTTTCTAAACTCTTGGTTTCGGTCTTGATTGCGTTGAACGCATCACGCATAACCTTGACCGCATCTGCGAACCCTTTTGTAATGTGTCCGCTTTCCAACATATCACGCGCTTTTACAAACAACCAATAATTCAAATCGGTTTCTGTTGCGGTGCGTGGGTCAATCGGTTTTATCTTTTCCCTTTCTGGTGGCGCACTATCTAACGAACGATTCCACACAAGCCCAATGCAAAACTCGCTGTG